CCCCGCCGAGAGTTTGCGGTTTTTGGGCTGAGACCTACGTCGGCCTCGTTTCCCCTTCGGACTAGAGCGCTTGGACTTTGAGTTCCGAATCTGGCTTTCGCGTATTTCCAGATCCCTCTCTCGTTCTGCCAAACCCTCCATACGACGCTCTTTTAGAACTTGATCCACAGCGAGCTTGAGAACTTTTTCTTGGGTCTTCCAGTCGTCACTTTCATACCCAGGAATGTTAGGCATTATCTCCAAGAGTCTTCGACGGTCGTCTGGGGACTGAACTTGGTCCTCATACTTTGAGAAAGCCTTCTTGGCACGACGGGCGTGGTAGTCCTCAGTTAATCCCCCGAGAGCCCTTTGAATATCCTGCTGCACATAATGCCGGATCTGGCTCTCATACCGTCTTTCGGGGTATAGGATATTGAGGGACTCCTCGTGGGAGTGACGCCTGACTGCCTCCTTGGCCTTCTTCTTAACGGGGGCAGGCAGGGCTTCATAGCTCTCCCTGTCCTCCATTGAGCCGAATAACTGGAGTCTAAAACCTTCCTCTAACTGCTCTGTCTCCAAATTACGTCGCGGCTGCTGCTTCTGCGGCTCTTGCTGCTTCTGCTTTCGCCCTTCCTGAAGGAAACTGTCATGCTGCTTCAGCTTATCCACCAGTTGGTGGTTAAACTTTCGCTGCTCCTCTAGCGCCTGTCGGAGTTCCGCTATCTCGTCCTTTGGGGGCTCGACCTCGGCTTCTTCCGGCTCCGCATCCGACTCGTCCTCTTCGGGTTCCTCCTCTTCGTCTGGATCCTGGTAGGGCTCTTGGTCGTCGTCCGCCTCAGCGTAAACGTCGTCCTCTGCCTCTTCCTGGTCCTCTGAATGGGGTCCTTCTGAAGACTCCTCGCTCTCGCCAGCAGGATCGGACTCTTCCTCCATATTAGTCCGAACCTGATCGAGTATTGAATCGAAGTCGGGAATCTCCTCGACCTCAGTATCTGTGGTGGCGGTAGTGTCGCTCATTATTCGTCCTCCAAGGCGAAGCCAGTAGCTTCGGCACGCCTATAGGCTTCCCGGACGAACTCCTCAGAGTTCACCTTGGGCAATTCCATGTCTTCTGTCTTGGGCTGCATTTCATTGAAGGGGAGACCCTCAATCCAACCCTGACGTTTTCTCTTGTCGATTAACTTTTTCACCGAGGTAGGCCCATTGACCATAGCCTCGGGATCGCCGGGGAACCTAGCCATGTCGTCCCGGTAGTCAACCCAGTTCTCGTCCCGTAACCCCCATCTAATGATAGGGCGCTTATGGAGCACCTTTCGACGCCCCCTTTTATTAGGCAGACCAAACCTATCCGTTACCCAGCTCACTGGGGCCCTCCTGGGGGTGGTCCTTGTTGTTGCTGCCCTTGCTGAGGTGGTCCCTGCTGCTGTCCGGGTGGGGGAGCCGGAGGTCCACTGAGCACCACACGCTTGTCGTCTGGAATGTCATAGGCCTCGTCGCGGATCTTGAGGATAGCATTGGCTCCTTCAATATCCCCCATTTGCAGCATAGCCGGTAAAGCAGTCTGCGCCAAATTATCAGCGTTCTGCTGCTCAGCCCCTTTATCGAACTTATTAGCCGCACCAGTTGCAACCCTGTAGGTAGTTTCCCGCATCAATTCCTCGGGAGTTAGCGACATCGTGTCCTCCCAGACTCTTTTAACTGTTACAGGTGCCACCGTCAAAGCAATTGGCTTTCCTCCCTGATCGGCCCCCTGGCTCTCGATCAGGTCTTTAAGTCTAAGCATTCTAAGATCTGTTTCGGCTTTTTGTAATAGAGTCTGCCAAAAAACGATCATAGCCTGAGCTGCCTCCTCAGGGTGTTCGTAGTAATCACTCGCGCCAGGGGACACGAGCTGAAGGCTGAGGGGGTCCTCCTTCTCCTTAGTCGTGTCCTCCCTGATCTGCTCCTTCGTCCGAGGATCCCGCACGGGCAGCTCAACGCCGCCGGGGATAGTCACCGAGATATAATAGAGGGCTATATCCGAGACCCGGACGTAATGAGCCACCTCGTCGGGCATGAGTTCCAGGCGAATCGTCACAGCCTCCTTCCTGGCTGCGTCCGTGGCGAACTCCTCTACCCGGTTCTGTAGATCCGTGATCCTGGCTGAGCTAGCGTCCGTCCTAGCCTTAGTAGCCGTGGCGCTACGGTCCTGACTGCCCTGCTGGCTAGCGCCAGTAAGATAAGGAGTGACTCCGGTTGTGGTCTCCATTTGATTGATCAGGAACTCCCGCTCGTTCGCGGTCTCCGGGCTGCCGGTCCCGAAGTTCGCCACCTGGACCGAGTCTTGTAGCCGTGAGCCCTTCCTCACGTCTATGGATATGAAGTCCGCCGGCGACCCGCGCCTAAGGACCTCCTGGACCTCCCGCTCCACCTTGGAGTCACAGAAGACCACCATACGGTCCCTGTTCTTGCAGGAGGTTATCCTGAGGCTGGTGAGCAGATCTATCGCCTTCTGAGCCGGGAGGACCTGCCCGAAGATCGAATTCGGCCATAGTTCGTCGATACTTTCCACAAAATCCACACGGGTCAGAGGGAACTCCCGATCCAGGTGGAGGGGGACCGGCCAAGGACCCTCAGATAAGGGGAATTCATGGTCGATAACTACCTCGATACGGGCGAAATCCTCACTATCGTCATACCTTTTGACCGAATCTGGGTCGATATCTGCCCCTCTAAAGCCAAAACCCATCTTAGATAAGACGATCCAGCTCTCTAAAACGTCGTTAGAGGGGGAAAAGTCCTCCTTATTAGTGGCCTCTTCGGAGATAAGGCCCAGGTTTCCCAACTTATCCTCGTGTTTTGACCTCTTATCTAGCTCTTTTATCCTCCATTTCTCCTTTATCCTCCGTTTAGTCCTCCAAAAAGGCTCCTTATTCCGAATAGCGATCCATTCCGCATGGGATAAGTCGGTCACGTCAGGGTCTATTAGCACGTCATCTGAGGATATCTGCCAGGAGGTAACGCACTTTCGGACCTCATCCCAGCCCGTTTCGAGGAAGCCACGGCCCCTCAGGAGGCTATCGTCGATAGCTTTTCGGATCTCACGGGCGAACTTACACTCCTCAGCCGAGTAGTTTATGTAGCTCTCGAAGACCCGGGCCAGCCCGACCATCACACCATCATCTGTACGGGCCTCTATGTTCCTCACCGGCCTGGGGAGGTATAGCCGGGGGCCTAGGGAGGCCCTCATTTGCGCCACCTTCGGCACCGAGACCATGGCCGAGCCCGCGTTCAGCTCTATGAAGCGGTTGGCTAGATCCCCCTCCTCGAATAGGACGCTGGCGTCCCTGAAATAATCGAGGACTTTTTTAGCCCTGATATTGTAGTCCTCCTTAGCCTCTAGCGCCGCCTTGATCCTGTCCGACCAGAAGCCAGCGAGGATACGGGCCCTCGGCTGGCCCCCGCCCTTGCTCTTCTTCTTGGGCTTCCTCATAGGAGATTCAGGGGTGCTTGGGAGAGACCCTCACGGGACTCTAGGGCCTCTAATTCCAGGAATTTAGCGTATGCCCGCGTGTGCTTGGTCACCTCTTGCTCTCCTTTCGGGATCGGGCTATGGCTCCAATCCGCCCGGGGGCATAGATAAGTAGCCAGCGCCATAGCCATGATACGGTCATCTCTGTTAGATCCAACCGACATATAACGCCCGTCTGTCTGCCCACCACGCTTAGCGACCCAAACAAACGTCTTCATTTCCCTAACAAGGCCCACGTCAGGGGAATATAGAGCATGTTTCCGACACGCTTGCTCTAGAATCGAGAGGAGTTCGGGTCTTGTTCGTGCGTTCGTGTTGAAGCCAGGGGTCTTCTCTTTTCCCATCCTTAGTACATGGGTGTCCTGGTAGTAGTAGAGGTTGCATTTACCCCTGGAATGAAGCCGGCTACAGATCGCCCTATTGAGGTTGTTCTCTACCGAGAGGAGCGCCTCATTATAGAAGATACTGACTCCCTCGATCAGATCCGCGAAGGTCTCCCATTCCATTCTCCCGTAGAGAGTAGCCACGACCTCCATATTCCGTTTCTTGAGCACGTAGGCACAGTTAGCGTCCTGGTGGATATTAGCCCCGCCGGGATCCGCCCCTACTACGTAGGTCTCGGTCTCTACGGGCATTTCCCAGATCTTCACCGGGCTAGTGTTCCTGGGCCTCTCCCGGAACTCATAGCCAAGGCGCGGAGGCCCCTTGTAACTGGGCTTTTCCTCTATAGTCCCCGTATACGGCGGCAGCTTGGCGATCCCGTGGTAGAACTCAATCGTCTCCTCTGTGAACATGCAGTTGGTGGTGGCGATAAACGCCTCCTCATACGTGCAGGGATAGTAGCGCTGGAAAAGCTCGATCTTCCCGTGGCACCTGTTCTCTATGGACCACCTACGCCAAATGAGTTGCTCGTCCGTTAGGACGTGGATATAGCGGTAGTAGCGCTCCCGGGGCAATACCTCCTGATTCTTGAGGAGCCCCCTAAGCGATAGCTCGTCCCTGGTCGGCACGAAGACCTCTCCGGGGTCTTGGTTCCCGCGCTTCAGGGCCTCGGCCCTATGGGTTTCCCATGACCGGCTATATCCGTCCTCCAGGAACCAGGGCAGGAAGATCAGCTGAAAATCATTCTTCCCTTCACGCGCCGCCTCACACTTGGGGAAATAGAAGGGGTCCCGGCCCTTCGCCGTAGACTCGTGAACGATCACGGACATGGCGCCGTCCGCCATGGAGTTCAGGATCGAGGCCTCCGCTCCC